CGTCCGGCTCCCACAGGCACCCGATCTTGTGGAAATTGTCGTCAAACGGCGCATTCGGACGCCAAGGCTTGACCTGATAGTCCGACTCGTTCGGGTTGCGGTGCAGTGTCGCGGCAAATGCGGTCGGTTTCCAGTATGGCGATCCTGAACTCCACACACCGTCCGTTCCGCCGCAATACGCCTCCATGATGTCGTTCTCGTTACCGTTCGTATTGAACGTCCAGAACGCTGGCCAGCAACCTTTGCCCCTTGGCAGTTTCATGTACGCTTCGATATAGCCATATCTGAAATTGAACTTTCCTGCGGTCGTGATCGCCCGCTGCATGAAGCGCCCGCTCGGGTTCTGGTACGGCCAGATCCTCAAACACGAATTGCCACCTGCATTTACGTCGTAATTCGTCTGCGTATGCTGTTCCCCGCCATTCCCCATCGAGTCGCCATACCAGATCTCGTTGTTCCAGACTGACGTGTTGAAACTGCCGTCGAATTCATCCCTGAAAATGAGCGGCCATGTAGCGTTCGGGAATGCAGAAGGTCGGACATCCGATGCATCCCCTGAAGGCACCGCGCCCGTTCCCGTGTCCAGTTGCCAGATGCGGATATAGTCGATCTGGAAGCTGTTGGATGACCCCTGCGGCGTATTGGTGGTGTCTGGCGTCAGCCCGGACGTGGTTTCATACCATAGGGACAGGATCGGATACAGCGGATAGGTCTGCAGTGCCGTGGTCGGGATCTTCGTGGACATCTGAACGCCGTCGAAATAAAACGTCACGCCGTCCGGTTCCCATTTCACGCCGTAATAGTGGAACCCTGCCGACAGATCAACCGCCGCCATCGTATCCGTCAACCGCCTCTGCCCGATCAGGTTCACGCTGTTGTCGAACGCACGCCCCGCATAGTCGGTAGGTCTGTAGTCGATCGTTCCCCAATTGCCTCCGCCCGCTGTCGTGCCGCCTCCGGTTGCCGGTGTCGGGAAATTCAGGTCTGCAGCGGCGATTTCCTTGAACCGTGTTGCGATGTACTGGCCGATGCGCGTATGGTGTGCCTGATTTCCTGCATACCCGTTCGGGCACAGAGAGAAGATGCTTGATCCGCTCGATGTACGGTAGTTCTTCGTGTACGTGAACACGTCGATGACCGGCACGTTCTTCGATGTTGCGACGTTGCGCAATGTCGTCAGAATGCTCTGCCATGCCGAATCGTCTGTTTCGTTCGGCAACTGGATCAGCACGGTTTTCGGGATGCGCGCAGTCCTCGCCGTGTCGATCATGTACGACAGATTGTCAGTAATCTGCGTGGTGGTGTAGTGCGCGTAATAGTCTGCCCACCCAGACTGGATGATGATGACCTTCGCGTTCGAGTTCGCCATCAGCGTCGCCCATCCAGGCGAATTGTTGCGCCATTTATACAACTCCATCCACATGTCGGACTTGTTCGTCACGACATAGGCAGCGTCGATCAATGATGCGAATGTCTCTATCTGCGTGGTTCCGACCTCTGTTCCGCTATTGGCTCCATCCTCGAACGTCATCTGGTCGCCATAGACCTCGATGCCGATCGGCCCCGTCGTGTTTCCCGATGATGCGGATGTTGTCTGCGTGGTGCCAGATGGGAACGCTTTCATCAGATCCATCTGCGGATGGTTCGTGTCCGTATGCGTGTAAAACCAGCATGTCGGCAGGACGCCTTTCCCTCTCGGCAGTTTTGCGCGGATCTCGAAGAAGCCGTATTTCTGGCTGAACTTGCCATCCGCGTCGATCGTCCTCCTGACATAGCCGGTGTCCGGCCATATGTTGAGGCAACCTCCCGCCACGCTGTAGTTCTGTACCGCAGGTTCCGTCTCGTTGTAGCCGTGCGTATTCCATTTCGACGGATCAAGCGTGCTTCCATTGAAGTCGTCGCCAAACGTCAATGTGTAAGGAACCGATTCCTGCCCGACAGGGCGGATATTGGATGGCGTCGCGCCGCCCGATCCTCCTGACGATTCGATCGCCTGTGCGCGGATCGTCACGGAATCGCTGCTCATGTTCGCGTACGACAGCGTGGCGGAATCCCCGCTCTGCGACAGCGTGGCCGTTCCGCTGATGACCGAGAATGTTACTGGCGCGGTGACGTTGGACCGGTTCGCGGTCAGAAGAACGGAACTTGGCGTCGCTGTGGTTCCTGAAACATTGAACACCTGTGACGAAGCGGACAGGCTCAGGGACTTTGCACCTGACGGCGGCGTCACGGAACCGGTGACGATGACGCGGATCGACGCGGCCTGAAGGATCAGGTCGCGTTCGTTGACAATTTCTGCCATGGGAAATCCTCAGATAAGCACATCGACGCCGCAGCGCGAGCGCAGCCAGTCGGGAGACAGACCGACCACGACGCCCACCTTGCCCGCCGACAGGCCGAAGCGCGAATGCGTGATGCGCACCGCCTGCCCCAATTCCAGCGTCAGGCATTGCGCGAAACCATCGAAGTGATAGACAGTTCTTGGTGTCTTGAACAGCAACAGACGACGGTTAGCCTCCGCCACCGCATCGACTGTGCGCAGGAGAAGCGTGTCCTGCTGCTGCGGATCTTCGAACAGTTTGTAGGTGGTGGCTGTACCGCTGTCCGTCTGCGTGGTGGTCAGCCATTCGAGCGCGTATAACTGCTTGTGCTCTTCCGGAATGCTGGTCAGCAGGTTCGACTGAACCGTATAGTTCCTGCAATAACCCAATTTCACCGCCGCTACTACCTGCGGCCTCGCACTGACCGCAAGCGACTTCTCCACCATGTCGGAAGCGGTGATGTCGAACGGCGTATCTGTCGGTGGAAGTTCGATCTTCAGCAGCCTGAGCCTTCCGGATCTCGACATGCCGATCTGTGCGCCGGCAGAGGATGCGAGATCCTGACAGCACTGCAGCACGTTCGCTCGGTCGGACAGGTACAGGCCGATCGGCTGCTTGTTGTCGTTGTCGAAATCGGTAAAGTTGGCCAGATTGATGTCGGCATCCGTAAAACGGTTGCCTACGGTCCCGTACGCAGTGACAAGACGGCGGATCGTCGGCGCAACCGTATTGGTGTAAGTAGAAACGACTTCGCCCTGTACGGATAAGGTAATCTGCCCGTCAGGAGGCGACAGCAGCAAGAACGATCCGGTGGACAGCAGCGGAGTAAAGGAGACAGGCACCCCGTTATCCCGCACTTCGATGATCCGTTCAATCTGTCCGTTATGGACCTGATACTGCAGCAGCGCACCGTCGATCAATAATGGCGTGACGTTATGATTTTCCCCGAACGCAATGGGACGCAATGTATCCGGATTGTTCCCTGTTCCTACCTTCGCATCCGATACTGGCGTATTCAGCCTTTGCAGCTTGTCCCGCATCTTGATGTTCAGACGGTCCCGTGCGCGGGAATCAATGTCCTCCACCACGCCCGCCATCACCAGCCGGAAGTCCGACCGCTTCCATGATGCGTCGCCGACATACACGTTCACAGGACGGTTCTTCCAGATATCATCCAGCCATGCATCCAGTTCGCCGGAAGTGTTATATATCTCGATATCGCCGTAACTGAGCGAGATTCCCGAACCGTCGAGCGTCATCTGCTCGTTCAGCGAAACTCCACCAGCGATGATCGGCATATATCCCTGATTGGCCGGCGTGTCGGTCGGCTTCGTCGCATAAGGGCGGTTCGACAGGTATCGCGTGACATCTACGCCTCCCGATGTGACCTGCGCCTCGACCAATACGACCCGTGTTGCATGTTCGTTCTTCAGCCATGCAAGCCAGTCGGTCGGGATAAATTCCGGATTGACGGAGCCGTGGGAACCGGTGATCGTCATCGGCTCCAGCGTCGCGGAAAGCGTTGCAGTGCGCGTCGTGCTGGACAGCGTAGTACCGGTAGCCGACACCGTGACCGCATCAAGCGCCCTGTTCAGCGATGCGGTGCGGCTGGTGGACGGATCGAAGTGCAGCAGCAGCGAGACTTTTCCGTACTGCGAATCGCCAACCGTGGAACCGGCAAAGATCGTGAACGGCGGCGTGAAAGAACCGCCATACCGTGCAGCACCCTTGGTAATCCGCAATTCGTCAAGGTAGCCGGTAAATCTGCGGCTTCCGCCATTGTCGTTGCCGACCATTAGCGAGCGAGAGGATGACCACAGCGCACGGCCATCGGTGGCGGACGCGATCACGGAGCCATTGACATAGACACGGATCACGTTGAATGCATCGCGATCGACTGCGAGGTGATACCAGGTAGAGAGGCTAGGCGTCCATGTCGCGCCGACAAAATACTCGTTCGCGCCATCGTCGGTATAGGTGAAGCCGAGCTTTCCGGAGGCGTCGGTGCGGAATGTCCATCCGAGATCGCCATCGCTGACAAGAGCAGCCCATTGCGCGGCGATCGTGTTGAACGCGGAGGACGAGAACGAAGCAAAGTATCCCCATGCCTCGATCGTGAACTGGCCCGAGCCGAACTGGAAACCCGCCCGTGCAGGCGTGGATACGCTGCTTGCGTTGTTCACCGCCGTCAGGTCAAGCGAGCCTACGCCGAACTTTGTAACCGTCGTGGAGACGACTGCGCCACCATTGGCGGTCTGCGTGCTGTTGTAACTTGAACTGTCATACAGGAAGCCGGAGCCGCTGGATGTGTCGTGCGTCGCATCCGCAGACAGCGTAACTGCCCCGAGCGTTTTTGATGCATTGGCAACAATTGCCACCGATGCTGTCGCGCTTGTGGTTGCTGCGCCCAATGCGGCAACGAGACTGCCCGTCCTTGTGACAGGAATCGAGCCGCCTGTCGTGTACGTGATGGTGACGGTCAGGTCATCGAACCGGCAATCGACCCCTGCAGAACCCGCGCCGCTGGTAGTGACGACCGAATATTCGAGCGACAGGCGGACAGGAGAATTGGACGGCTGGCTGGTCGAATTGACATTGACCGCCGATCCTGCGGACTGCGCGACATATGACCCGTCCGTCGTGGTCGACAGCGCCGTATTGATCAGATCGGCGGAAGTAATTGCATTGTTTGCGCCGTCCAGAAGCCGGACCTTGATTGAATGCGACGATAGTTTTACATTCGAGACAAGGTTCTTCTTCCACGCGGTGACTTGCGCCTGCGTGACGGTCGCGCCTGCGGGAATGCCGAATATCTGTTCCCACGTATAGGAGCCTGACAGCAGACGCGCAAATTCCGTCCCCGTGTCGGTATTGGCGGCATCCGTGAATTTGGCTGCGCCATCATTCGCATCGACCGAATACGCGATGTTCGCGCTGTTTCCTGCGTCAGAAAGGCTTTCCCAATTCGCGTTCCAGCTTGCCCATGTCGAGGATGCGGTGTTCGATACGGTCGAAGCAACCGAGCCTGCGGCACTGAGTGCCACCGCACCGAGCGTCGAATTCAGCGTGCCATTGATGCCGACCGGTGTTTCACGGCGCAATTCGATCGCGATCGCGCCGATATTCGTGGACGCATCCGACGTTGCGGAAACGCTCGTATTCGCCGATGGGCTGAACTCCGATGCCGCATTGGAATACAGCATGCCGACGCTGTGGACAAGCGAAAATCCAGACCCCGCCGTGAACGTCCTCTTGACGCCCGCCGCATCACCCGCGCCAAACACGCCATAGGTGGCGTTCGATGTGGAAGAGAACGTGCCGAGTGTGACGGACAGAGACGAAACGCTGTTCGCGGTATTGGTGGCAGCCTGGACAATCGCGGATGAGCCGTTCGTTCCGCTCTTGTCCACACCGTCGAACTCGACCACGCTCCATGCCGCCGAAACACAATTGACGCCGGCACTGATGGTAATGACACCGGCAGTCGGACTCGTTCCCATTGCCCTGAAAACGGACAATTGCCCTGCATAGTTCCCGTTTCCGAAACTGTTGACGCCTACACGACCTACTTCGACCCATGTCAACCCGTTACCTGTGACGGTCAGGCCGATAGGTGCGGACTGCGCTTCAAGACCGATTTCGATAGCCAGTAACTGAAGCCGGTTCGCGGTAGGCGTTATCGTCGCGGTACTGAACGAGGTTGCCGTCGATCCCGATGCCCCTGATGTCAGAGGGTAGTCGTTGATCGTCGCCGCGCCCGCGCCGCTGCCGCTGCTGCGCCCGATCGTCTTTGGCACGGCAGAGAACAACTGGCGCGGATCGTTGCTGATCGACTTCAGTTCCGATGCATTTAACGCACGCTGCCATACCGCAAAAGCACCGACACGCGCGTTCAGGTTCGCCGCCCCGCCAACACCGGATGCGCCGATCTGTAGTCCCCCTGTCGTATTGCTCGCCGGAGAAACGGTTCCAGAACCGGAAACCGCAGCGCCGCTCAGGTACACGGTAGGCGTTGCTCCCGATGCGGTCAGCGAGAACGCGAGAACGTAGCGTTTCCCTGCCGTCAGTTGCCCTAGTCCGGACGGCGTGAAGCGCGATGCAGAACCGGTCTGGTCCTGAATGATGAAGCCGTTGGTCGAGTCAAGGAACAGTTGCAGGCCGGCCGTGCCGAGCGGATCGCCCAGACTCATCAGCGTGCCCGCCGCCGTGCTGCCGGCAACGAACTCGATCATGCAGGACAGAGGCGCGGTCGAGAAGTTGACCGATGCGTATTTCAGCGCCGCCGTGCTGCCGTTGAACGATGCTGCGGCATTCCTGCCGATCGCAGATCTGGACGGTTTCGTCTGTCCGGACGGCAGACTCCACTTGGCCGACGAGGACAGTGAAAGCGGGTCGAGCGGAGTCGTACCGGCGAGCGCCAGCTTGCGGGCGAATGGGCCCGCCTTTCGAATCAGCGATGTCATATTACGGCGCTATGTTCTTGTACACGAACCGGTACTGAGCGGAATTGCCGGATGCAGCGAACGACACGCCCGCATCGTTCTGTACGACCACCTTGAATTGCGGAGGTAGCGTGCGGAAGGCGGAGGCGACGGAACACGCTTGCGAGCGGTAGGTGGCGGAAGTCGGCAGGGACAGCGTGCCGATGCGGATCATGTTGTCGGTCTGCGTGTTGTCGCCGAAGTTGGTTCCATCCACGCTAGACACCGCGTAGATGATCGCCTGCTTATTCCCTGTTGCTGTGATAGCGCCAAGCGTAATTTCTACCATCACGTCCTCTACCGGGTTGGAAGAACCGGCGATGTCGAGAGCGGAACTGGTCGCCAGAGAGCCGTTGGCTAGAGAGTTCAGGGTAATGGTCAATGAGGATGCCGACCCGTATTTGGTCGTAATGTCGCCTGAAGCCATGATCGCTCCCTAGGAAATCGTGATTGTTTGGTTAAGTGCGTTGCGTCCGGTCGTGGCATCCCACAAGCCGGTATTGGCGAACTGGATCGAGTATTCGGGACGTGTCGCGAGCGTCGCGTCAGGGTCTGCAAGAAGCAGATGGACGGAATACGTACCCGCCGCAAGTCCGCTCGGAATCGACACGTTCTCGCTGACGGTGATGTTCCCGCCTGGTACCCATGTGCGCGGGTCTGCCGCCATGGGAATGGTCGTGATCGCGCTGGTCGAGGTGTTTTTCAGCACCAGTTTTACAGGACGCGGCATGCAGGGTGCAGCGAAGCCGACGTTCTTGACGATGATCGTCACCGATATCTGCGTGCCTGCGGTGGCGGAAGACGGCATGGTGCTGGAGACAAGTTGCAACCGGTAGCCCATGCTGCGCTTGATCACGTCGATGCGGTAGGTTCCATCGCCAGTGTTGTAGCCGCCGAGCGTACTTCCTGTATAGCGATTTGCCCATCTGTCAAGTACGGCAGGGTCATAGAGCGCGTTCAGGTACGTGGTGTGATACTTCGTCATGAACGTGATCGCAGCATCACCATTCGTCCATGTGGCGTTGTATCCGTTTGTCTCGCCACCATGAGGAACCCATAGCGTGTCCTGCCGCATGAACGTGTCTTCATTGAAGGCGTTGTAGGATGCGGACGGCGAGTTAGGTGGATATAAGAATGTTCCCCTGTCTGTCGCGTCCGTGCAGAACGAATCGTCAAAGTGACCGATGCGTGATATGTCAGAACCATCAAACCTTTGGGTATCCTGCACAGGGGTCTTGCTTATCATGCCCTTGATCCATGGTTGCCTGACACAGACAAAGCGGTCAACTGGCGTCACGGACAGCGTCTTCAGAATGACATTCTTGCGGGCGTCCCTGTTTGCCTGAGTAAGACTGTCCGGCCACGAATCAAGGCCGAAGTTCGATGACCCCTGATACTCGCCCCACTGCCCTACCCATCCGCATTGGATCATCATGATGATGTCCTTGTTTGATGCAAGATACGGCTGTAACTGGTCGCAGTGCTGCTGAATCTGCGTATATGTTGCATCAATGTTGCTGCTCGCATCATAGGGAAACCGGAGGATAATTTTCATTCCTCTTGTCCGTGCGGCATTCAGGTTTGACTGGAATGCAGTGAAGAATGCAGAGTCAAGCGGGACCGTCTTGTAACTGTTCAGGTAGCAGTAGTAATGAACGAGCCTGATATCGCGCTGATAGTTGTCAGGATTGGTGCCGTCCGTGTTGTAATAAGTGGTCAGGTTAGATTGCGTCCAGTTCCCTGTATGCGTCAGGTCAAGATAGAAGCCGCGCTCGGGATTCGGAATCTGCGCTGTGCTTGCGGTATAGGTGACAGTGGACAGCGATGCGACAGCAACCGCCACAGTCTCATATGCAAACCTGTACTGAGCACTATTCCCCGATGCCGCCAAAGATACGCCCGCGTCATTCTGGACTATGATCTTGACCGATGGCGGTAGTGATCCATACGCATCGAGCACAGAGAACGACTCCGAGCGGGATGCGACACCTGCAGACAGCGTCACCGTGCCTAGCCACATCAGGTTATCTACCTGCGTGTTGTCTGCAAAGTTGGTTCCGTCAATACTCGATACCGCATACACGACAACCTGCTTGTTACCGGATGGCGTAATGGAGGCGATATTGAGTTCGACCATCACGTCAGTAACTGAAGATGACGCTCCTGCAATATCGATTGCGGAACTGGTTGCAAGAGAACCGTTCGCAAGCGAATTGAGCGTGATCGTCAGCGACGTAGCAGAGCCGTACTCGGTCGTGACTGCGCTTCCCGTCTTGGCCGCTGCAACCGTTCCGTCTGCGCTGACCGTCACAGCGCCCAATGTCGCACTCAGGGTTCCCGTGCGTCCCGCTGGCGTGCCGAACGGCGCATTGGTCGTCTTGCCTGATACCGTCTCCGTATAGGTGCCTGACGTGGCCGAATCGAAGATCGTGAACCAATCCACGCCGTTACTCGATACTTCGGTCTTCGTTCCTGTGAATACCCGTGCATCATCATAGAAATGCCAGCAAGTGATGCTTGCGATCTGGTAGATGGTACCGAGATCGACCGTGACCGTTGCAGGTGTGCCGTTGCCTGCAACATAGCTGTAACTGTTGTTGCTCACGCCATCCGTGATAAGAGAAAGCGTACCCTCAGTTGGCGTAAAACTTGCGGTGACGGTCTTGCCTGAAGCGATGTTCGTGCCGCTGGCGTCCTTGGCTTGAATCTCCACCCAATAATTCGTAGCGTTGACATTCGAACCGCTCAGGTAATCCTTGATGTAACGGACTGAACTGGTATTTGCCTTGATCTCGACGGCAATGACGCCGATGTTGGTCGATGCGGACGCCGTTGCATCAACTGTCGTGTCGTTGTCAGAGCGGAACTCTGTGAAGATAGACGAGAAAGTGCTTCCCGTATCATGGATCTCGGTATAACCGGTTCCAGCGGTAAAGGTACGCGGAACCCCGCCGCTGTCGCTTGCTCCGAATGCGCCATATGTCGCATTCCCCGCCGAAGAGAAAGCGGACAGCGTGCCGGTAATGGATGTGACGGTCGATGCCGTATTCGTGACTGACTGGACGATCGCGCCGGAACCGTTTGTGCCGGAAGTGTCAATTCCCGAGAACTCGATCAGGCTCCATGCGCAGGAAACCCAGTTGAAGCCGACATTGATTGTGATAGCGCCTGCAGAGGGACTCGCACCCATGGCGCGGTACAAAGACAGTTGCGCGTTATAGTTGCTGCCGGAGTTCAGTGCCACTCCGACCTTCGCCACCTCGACCCAAGTCAGGCCGTTGCCAGTCACGGACGTGAACGACGTTACAGGACCAGTGGTTTCCCTCCCGATCTCGACCGCCAACAGTTGCAGTCTGTTTGCGGTAGGTGTGACGGATGCAGTGGCGAATGACGATGCGGTCGTACCGGATGAACCGGACGTTAGAGCGGTGGACGTAACCATCTCAGTTCAACTCCGGCTTGTTGCGCTCGCGCCATGTGCTGCTCTTGGCGGCATCCTTCGTGCCATCAACCACTTTGTCTGCCGCGCGGTCGTTCGCTTCGAAATTGGAGCGGATCATAGATTCGGCATGCTGCCCTGCCTCTTCGCGCAGTTTGCGCACTTCCGCCCTCAGAGACTCGATAACGGATAGCAGTGCGCTATTGTCAGGCCTGCGGAAGCGAGACAAGTCAATACTATCGGCGGCATCCTGCATGTCCATTGCCCGCGCCTTCACCGCGCTCAACACCCGTTCGCCCTGGTGCAGTTTCGCGATATAGCCATCGAATGGCACATAGTCTAGGCCGGTGGCGTGCGAGCCGTACAGATACGACGCTTTCATCGTACTGTCGAGATTCAGATTGCTGCCGAGTGCGGTCAGCGCCCCTTGCGGGTTCCAGTAATACTTGCTTGGATCGTTTGTGACGGCACTGTTAAATCCGGACATGACGCCAGCACTAGTCATTGCGCCGGTGATCTTCTGCATCTCGGTGTAGGACGGGTAATACTGGCTCAACTGGTGAAAATGCTCTGCGAGGCTTCCCCATGATGTCGAATAGCCGGATGGCGCTTTGCTCAGGACAGCGGCCATGACATTGCTGTCATGCTGCATCATGTAGTTCTCTACCGATGCTATGCTCATTCCGGTCGATAACTGGTACTGCGCAAGAGATGCGCTTGCCTTTGAAATCAGCGATCCGCCCGTCATCGAAGCAAAGAAATCCTCGATGGTCTTTGCCTGCGTCGGGTTCCAGTAGCCATTTGATGCCGGCGCATATACGGTCGGGATCGGATTGGTGGATGTCGTCGGTATCTGCGAAGGAGCAGTACCCGTTCCGCCAGATGTCGATCCGGTCTGCCCGTTGACTTCGCGCACCGCCTTTTCGATCGCTTCCGATGCCTTGCGGATCGCTTCCAGCCGGTCGTACATCGTATTGCCGAGCGTGTTGAACCCTGTGGCGGTCGTGTTCTTCAACTCGATCAGGCCGTTGACCTGCGTCTCCATCGTCTTCAGTTGCGCGGACAACAACGCCGACTGCTGCGTCGCAGTCACTACCGATGCGGACAGGGCATCCTGAACCTTGTTGAAATCCGTCGTGTACTGCTCGCTTGATGCGAACATCTGGCGTGACAGGCGCAGGAACTCGGAACTGACATCCTGCAATTGCGCAATCGCGCTCTCGTCGCCAGCGGATGCCCGTGCGGAGATGTCGGTGAACTTCGCACGCGCCACATCGTATTGCTGCTTCGGCGTCAGAGGAGACATGTCCGAAGTAAGAAGAGACTGCTTGAACTTGTTCAGCGACTGCGCGAAGTCATCGAATCGCTTCCTGCCATCGTCAAGCAACTGATAGATATCATCGAACGTGCTTTGCAGCCTGTCCACCGCATCGGAACCGGTGGTCTTTTCCTGCGTCTGCGCCAACTTGTCCTGCAGGTCAAGCATTTCCTTGTACTTCGGCGCAATCTCCAATAATTGCTGGTATTCCAGTTCGCTCTGCCCGTACTTCGACTTGGCGATGGCATTGAGCAAATCCTGCTGGGAACTGATATGAAGCCCCCACGAGTCGAACATCGCGTTGACTTCGTTCTGGAGCATGTACAGCTTCATGTCGTCCGGCATCAGCGAATCGTTCGCGGTCTGCCGCAATTGTTCGATGTACTGACGATGCGCTTCCGCAGCCTGAGACAGTGCCTGGATTTCCTGCTCTATTTGCTGCCTGCGCTGTTCCGCTATCTGTCTCTGTTTCTCCGCTTCCTGTTCCTGCGCATTGGAGAGTTCGTTGAATGCGGGAGCCAGTTGCATCATCTGCGCGAACAGTTGCCGTCCCGCTTCCGTGGACAGGTCGATTGAATCGACCACGCGCCTGAAATCATCCTTGGTCTTGATCGACGACACGCCCAATTGCTGCATCGCAGGAGCGAGTTGACGCTGCAGCAGGTCAAGTTTTTCCTGATCGTTATAGAAGTTCTGTACGTAGAAACTGACCTGATTTGTCAGCGCATCGATGCCGCCTGCGAACTGCACCAGTTGATCCCGTGCCGCCATCGATGCGAGGCCGACCGTGCCGAACGCCTGCTGCGATGTTTTGCCGAGCACCATCAGTACGCTGTCAGTTGCCTGAAATTCCGCCGACAGACGGACAAGCGTCTGCGTGTTGCTTTCGCCCTGAAGCTGGTAATCCTTCAGAGTCGGTATCACCATCAGCGCCAGCGAATCGGAAACCTGCCCGAACGCTTTCTGCACCGCTGCGGCATTGGCTGCTGCATCCGCTTCCGCGTTGCCTGTATGCTGGAACTGGACCTTGAAGTTGGTATAGAAACTGGTGATCTGGCTCGTGCCTACGCCGATTGTTTTAGCCAGAGAGTTGACGCTGTCCTTCATCTTGAACATCTGTTCGGACAGCGCGTTTGCCTGCTCCTGCGGAATGGCAAAGGTGTTTTCACCCCTCTTGTCGCTCCTGAACCATCCGCCCTTCTGCTTCCAGTCCTGAAAATTGGCGAAATGAGAAGTCGAATCGGATTTGAAATCGACCATCAACCCTTCAGCCGTGGTTTCCTTTTTACCCATGCCGAAAGCACGGTTCAGGACGCCACCGATAGCACCGCCCACGACGGCACCGATTGCCGTGCCGAGTCCTGGTACGACTGAACCGATTGCCGCGCCAACTGCTGTTCCGGTATTGACCGTTCCACGACTACCGTAGTCGCCGCTGATCGCACTACCGAGAGCGATGCCACCATATGCACCCGCAGCGGCATTGATGCCTGCGCCAAGTGTGTTGCCGAAACCGACACCGGATGCGCCATATGTGCCACCGGTATAGCCCTGCATGCCTAGACCGACGTTCTGCAGGGTTCCGTTACCCATGTATCCACCGAGCGCAGATACGCCCTGCCCGAGATAGCCGCCTACGCCACCAGCCGCAGACAAGCCCTGATAATACTGATATGCCTGCTGCAAGCCCCCCATGCCGCTGCCAGCCTCGCCACCATAGGCGCCACCGGAAAGGATGTTTGCGCCAATGGCTGCGATAGGCGCGATAATCGGCTGCAAGATCAGGCGGGCAAATGCCGCCTTGATCGCATCGATCAGCGTTCTGATGAAGCCCTTGCCATGCTCGAAGCCGCGCATGATGGCGTCCGACAGCCAGCCTTCGATGCGGTCAAACGACTGCTTCCACGATTGCGTAGCCTGCTCTGCGGATCTCTTCGCTTCATCCGCAATCCGCTTTTCGCTCAATGCCTGAGATGCATCCTCATGCGCTTTCTGGATTTGCTTCAGCCATGCCAACTGCTCCTGATACGCGACGATTTCCGTTTCGCTGATGTATTCGCTGAGTTTCGTCTCGGCCAATAACTGTTCCGTCGCAGCGACAGCGATGGATGTCCTTGCCGCTTCTTCCGCCTGCAGCGCATCAGCGGTCTTGCCGGATGCTTCATTGTTTGCCGCTTCCGTGATCTTGCGTATGGAATCGATATACGACTCCATGGCCTGATTCGACTTTTGTATTTCAGCCTCACGCAATTCAGCGATCTTGTTGTACGTATCCATTTCGATACGTGAACGCTCTTCTTCCAGCGTCTTCAGTTCGCCGTTGTATTTTGCCCTTGCGTCGAGGTCTTTCTTGCCAGTTGCTAGTTCGAGTTGCTTTTGAACGAATGACTGCTCGTTCGTGATTTCCTTTTCACGAATCGCCAATTTCTGTTCGAGTGCTTGGGCCGAACTGATAACGCCCATCTTTTCGAGATGGTCAACGGCGTCAATTTGCGTCTTAGCCATCGACTGCTCAAACTTCAATAACTGCTCCTGTTCTGCCAGTGCTGCGCGGTACTGTTCGTTATCCTGCTTCTTCGCCGCAGCAATGCCGGATTTGTCCTTGTACTTGGCGATGATCGCGGCGCGTGTATCCCAATACTGTTTCAGGTCTTTCAGGTCGCCAAATTGCTTGTCGAAATCGGCGAGTTCCTTGTTCATCTTGGCGGTTTTATCCACCTTCGCCATCTCGTCACCGAGTTGTTTGGTCAGCTTTACCCTGTCCTCTATGGCTTTTTGTGCAGCCTTTAAACGATTATCTTCTGCCTTGAAATCACGATCATCTTCCCGCTTCGTTGCTTCCTTGTTGTTCACGGCAGACAATTTAGTCTGCAAGTCGAGCTGCTCTGATTTTAGTTTGTTAAGTTGCTTTTCCTTGTTGATCGCTGCAAAACCATTCTGGCTCGTATCTGTTTTCTCTAAATTCGATATCTGCTTGCTCACATCAAGCAGTCTCTGCGATTGCTCTGCAAGCGACTTCCCACCGCCGATTGCCTTCGAAACTGCAGCATCCATCAACGGGTTCAGCTTTAGAAGTTGTCCGCCAATTCCATCAACGAGTAGCGTACCCAACTGTGTCCAAAAACCTTTTCCTGCTTCCTGCGCAGCGCGCAATTTCGCAGTTACGCTGTCAACTGCGGTGGCGACTGTATTCATTTGTTTCGCCGCCTGCTCGCCTAGCCCAGAGTTGGCTATAGTCTGTTTCAGTTCAGTCCATGCGTTCGCATTGCGATTCACGGCAGCAGCCATCTTTTCTGCCGCTGACGCAGCCTCGCCACCCATCGTTCTTTCAAGCTCCTCGCCAAAACGCGGCAGGAACTCCATTGCGTCCAACCCTTTTTCGAGCATCTTTCCGAGCTCTGCGGTGGATACGCCCATTGCTCGTGCGGCAATCTGGAACGCGCCTGGCAATCGCTCACCCAATTGACCACGCAACTCCTCAGACTGCACCGACCCTTTGCTGATCATCTGCGACAATGCAAGCAGCACGCCGCTGGTATCCGCCGCAGACAATCCCATGACAGCCGACGCCTTGGAGACTGCAGTGAAAACGTCCTTGACGCCTTCCCCTTCGAGCGCGGTTCCCTTTGCTGCGGCAGATATCTTTGCGTATGACTCCGCAGTGCTGATCAGTTCTAGACCAAGACTCTTTGAAGTATCTCTGACAAATGCCATTTCATCGGCTGCACGCCCGACAGATCCGGTAGTGAACTTGAAGACGTTGTTCAACTTGTCGGTCTGCATTTGTGCTTCTACAACCATATCGCGCATGGATTTCAGTCCGCCAATAACGACGCTGAGAGAGAATCCGATGCCGATGCTTGCCAATGATGCCTTGAATGAATCAGCCGCCTGCACACTTTCCCGTGTCGCGGTGGAATGCTCCTTTTGTTTTCTCGTCACATCGCTTATGACAGATTCTAGTTTCTGCAGCGCGGCTGTATTGGCGTTCACCGCCGCTTCCATTGACTTATGCTGGGCGATGGCCTCGGCAGAGCGTGAATTAAGCTCCTGCAACATACGAGAGGTACTCGACATCGCATTCGCATAGGACTGCTGCATGCGCGCGTTTTGTTCGACAGCCTGAGCCATACGGGCAGCAGTGGAATTGAACTGCTGTATTTGTGACTCGAAGCGGCCAACTCCTTGGGCTGCCTTGCCAGTCGTCCCTGCAAGGCGGTCAAGTGCGGAATCCGCCTGTTTGACCTGCGACGTATCAACGGCAATGCCTAGACTGGTGATGTTTTCTGCCATGCTAATTCCCCTTGTCCTGCCGCTTCGAGTAGTGCGTCATGAAGATTGCATCGAGCCTGTCGATCACGTCCAACATCCACGGATGCAATGTCTGCTTACGTAGACGAAACCATGCCTCGATCTGCTCGTCATGCAGAGGCTCAGGTCCGAATCCGTTGCTATGCCGCTTCCTATGCATCTGCAGGAAGATGTTCCACATGGAACGCAATACGTCCGGACACTGAACCGATGTCATTTCTTCCAACTGTTTTGGCTTCCTTCCGATCTGGCGCTGCACCGTGGTCAGATGTGACCGCAATGAAGCGCCGTCTTTCTGCTGCGTTTCGAGCTCGAACTCATTGCTCGCATACGTCAGCAGATCGGAAATTAGCCCCTGAAAAAAAGATCACGCCTTCTGCATGTGGAGATCACCAATTCCTTCATCTGCGGAACGCTCTTGAACATGTGCAGAATGTTTTCCTTGGTGCAGTCGATCATCTCGCCTTTGTACGGAATCTTGCCCGTCCACGGGTCTTTACCTTTCGACCAACTCAGCAGCGCAAGCGCGTTCAGTTCGTTCTCTTCTTCCTCGTTCTTTTCTCGGTTATACTGCGGCGGTTTTCCCTCGTTTTCCGCGTTTTCCTTGATGCGCCTAGCAACTTGTTCATGGATCTTGTCCTGCATGGCATCAGACTCAAACCCGCGTACGCGCAGCCAGATATTCGTATTGATTTTCTTGCCGCCCTTTTCGATCACCAGTTCCACTTCAATCCCCTCGTTCGACTTTTCAAGAATGTCGAACTGAGCCAAATCGAAATCAAATACGGTGGTTTCTTGGTTTGATGCCTTGCCCATGGATTACTCCTTCGCGGTAGATAAAATAAAAAGCGCCTGCACAAAGGCAGGCGCTACAGGTGAAACATGATTAATTGGAGATATCAGGCCGAAGAGTCCTGAAACGAGAGGGTCGTGCTGTCGTACTTGGTGCCGGCACCGCCTGCGGTCTGCAGAAGCGCTTCGAAAGGAATCGTTTGGATGAGTCCCTTTTCCCCGTCGTCTTTGTTGTTGCCGCCTGCCTTAATGCGTGTCATCGCGAACGATACGAATGAGGAAGCAGCAGTGTTATCGCCGGTCATTGCGACCATAACTGATGCTTCCGTTTCGTTATCAAACAGATCGCGATATGTGGCATCTTCAAAATAGGCAGTAATCTGCCCTTGTATTTCCACTGTTCCTTCGAAAATATCCGGTCGCGTATTCGAACCGACGACTTCGCCAGTAGTCATGTTCGTATTGATTGAAAAGTTAATGCCGGTTACATTCGACACTTTCGCGCCGTTGACGAGCAACGCACCATTCACTGCTGCCAGAGAATTGCCTGTAGATGCGGCAGTCGGACTGGTGAAATACATCGTGGTGGTAGCGACACCGCCTCGCGCCGTAGAATTGGCTAGATCCTTGCCCATGAAGGTAAAGGTGATTTCTCCCATGCCAGTTGCGGGCATGTTCACCTCAACCTGACTGATCTTGCAGCCTACGAATAATTCGGACTGGCTGATGTCGTTGAACCAATGTTCGATCGAATAGCTTTCATCAACCGCACCAGATGTAGGAGTGAATGTTTTCTTCCCTTGCACGAGTCCGGTAACAGAGTCGCCTGCGGCTTTCGCTGCAACTGCGGTGCCGTCCAGCGTGGTAACAGTCATGACAGTCGCGGACAGGTCCGTGATCATCATGTTTTTCGAGTTGTTGTTGACGCCGGTCGTGGTCCATCCGGTCCAGCGCACCACATCGCCGACCTTGAAGCCGTCAGTAAAATAGCTGCCAGCCGAACGAGTGAATGTGCCGAACGTGCCAGTGGTCGTGGCGGCAGTGACGGTGACGACTGCGCCTGTCGTGGCGGCAGTCTGCATGGCTTGACGCAGTGCGGTAGCCATGAAATCCACCCATGTACCGACCGACAGTTCACCGGAAATCTTGCCGTCAACGCCGCGTGTGCCGTGACGGAAATCGGCGCGCTGCTGATCTGCGCGGATTTCCTTCGAAGCGTAGGTGTTCTTTGTCAGGTTAAGGTCGGAGGTCAGACGGCGCAGCAGTTTGCCGCTTGACTGGCCTGGTGCTGTGCCCCAGGTGGTTTCCTTCTTGTAGCGTAACTGTTTATTTACGCCGGTTGCGATAGCCATGGTAATGCCTCCCCAAAAAGAAAAAGCCCCTTGCGGGGCTCTCGGTGACTACAAATAAAAAAAGCCACCTATGGGGGTGGCTGGTGGTACTGCAAACTGTTATTGGTTATGGATCAGCGAAATAGCGGACGCTCACCATGACTACCCATCTGCTCCCATCGGCAAAACCTTCATTTATCGATGGCGTGCGCAGGATGCGCGTCGTGATTCCTCCACTCGGCCACGAACTGCCGCGATAGAACTTGTCGCGCACGAGCATTGCTCTATCGTTGATATCTCCTGTGCCGACATTGCGCGGATAGCGCAGCCATACCTGCATGAACCCTTCCTCGCGATAGGTATCGCCATACACGGCGTTATTCGCAGGAAGAGGTTTGAATTCGACGGATTGGTATGGGATGTCTGAGGATGGAGGTGTGAAATCCGTGTTTTCGTATTCGGTTAAGAGTGTCGGCGTAATGGTTGCCAATGCCGTTTCGAGTGCAGCGCGGATGGATGGATGGCTCACGTTTTCACCTCATGCACTGCCTTGACTACGAAGCGTTCGAACTCCGCAACAGTTGGACCGACTATGCCGTTTGGTGCCTGTGTCTTAGAGTGGCCATCTTCCAATTCCTCTGCATATGGAAGCGAGTTGGCGATGTAGAAAACATCGCCGCGTTTCCCCTGCTGCGCTCCCTCTGTAATGCGTTGGATGGATGCCGCGCCGCTCTTGTCAATGATGTCAAATACAGTGGTAGGTATATTGTTGATGCCGACAGCCCAATTAGCTCTGAACCTGCCGCCAACGTAGCCTTTCGGTGCAGGATGCTTCCAAAGGTCCGGATTTCCGACAGGGCTTTTCTGCACCAACGATGCGCCTATTTCGAGCACTGTCTTGCGGCACGCCATATCCAATTGCTCTTTCGTCTTGGCGCAGAACTTGTTGATGTCGAGGGCGAATTGGCGAACGTTGCTCATGTCTGCCTCACCCACATTTTGTATATTGTTGGCGCGTCTTCAACGAACGTAGTCCACACGCAGACAACGGCCCATTCTTCTAGGTCCATCACGATACGATCACCGGATGACGGCCCTGTTATATCCAGAGCAGCGACATAGACATATCTGTCCGCATGTATCCTGTTATGCTCGTCTGTCGTGGTTTCTTTAGCACCAACGACAGTGGCCTTGATGACCTTGCTTGTCTTGACAACTTCAGTCCTGCCCGTAGCCGTGTTATAAACGCCGGGATTGACAAGGATGTAAGTGACGGTCTTTCCCGAACTGTTGATCATCCGCTTTGCGCTTGTGCGTGCGCGGTCGCTCTTCTCGCTCATGATCGCACCAATCGAATGGTATTGCCACCTACCGCGATGAACGGTGCCAGCATCGCGTCTATCTCCCTGTAGCGAACGTATTGCGATCCAGGCGCGTACCATGTCTCCAATACGTCGATCTTTTCGCGGATTACCTCGCGCTGCAGGTCAGGCGCAAGAGGACCGGAAGAGGCACGCAGAGCGAGTTCAGCGCATGCGTTGACAACTTCTTCCGGCACGATCGTATCCAGCACATATCCGTAATACTGCGCATCGGGGATGGTGACGCCATAGCGCGGCCAGTCAAGACGCTGCGTGCTTGTCTTGCGCATTCCTTTCCATTGAAGGCGATAGAACGCCTGCATGTAGTCAGTGGCGCGGACCAGTGCGCTTTCCTTGTCAGCGGGATCGAGATCAGACCATGCCGAGTTACTCCTAGCAAGATGGTATGCATCGGCTGCGGCTACACTGCACAGACTCACAGCATCGGACTTGCCGGTCCCATCCTCAACGATGATCGCCATGTCAGAGCTCCTTCACTTTCAGGTACAGCGTCTTGCTCTTCTTCTGCCCGTCAGCGCAGGTAATCTGGCAGGTAATCGGGTATTTCGTGCCGATGACAAGCGTTGCCGCATTCGCCTTCGATACCTGCGCCGTCACCACGCCACCTATCGCGCCTGCGGTCGTTGCGGTCAGAAGAGGATCAGGCGTGAGCGTGTGAGAGACGTAGGTCGTGCCCTGATCCGTCAGCCATTCGGCGAAGTCGAACGGAATGTTGATTGTGTCGTCGGGGTCGAACTTCCCCCACGGCTTGTCCGGGTCATCTACGTTCCAGAAAGTACCAGTCGTCATCGGTTGCCCCTAAGTGATCGTATAGGTCTGGTTCGCCGCTGGAACCGTGTATTGCCGCTGATCGGCTGCTATCGTGTAGGTTTGATTTGCCGCTTCGACCGTATAGGTCTGGTTATCCGCTGCGATGGTGTAGGTACGGTTTTCAGCAGCCACCGTATAAACATGGCTTTCGGCTGGCACCGTGTACCGCATCTCGTCCGAGATCACCGGAATGATGTTGTTTCCGGTTGATGACAGCGTGAATGCTTCAAGCGTTACGCCTAGGTTGCCGACAATTGCAACCTGTGCGTCTGATGCAAGACCTACCGCAGACAGCGTCACATCGGCAACGCCATGCACTTCTATCTGCGCCGCACCGCTGGCCGTCACATCCGCGAGCAGCGCATTGACAGTCGCATTGATGCTTACCGTCGCATCCGACGATACGGACACGGCACCAAGCATCACGCTGGCCTGCGCGTGCGTTACTACTGACGCATCCGACTGAGCGGATATAGCACCGAGCGTCACGTTCAGGTCACCAACGCTCACGGTTCCAATGCTGCCGGTTGCGTCCAGCGTCACGGCTCCAAGCGTAGATGACAGATCGGCTAAAACCAGTGCGCCCGCATCTGCAGCAATCGTTACCGCGCCTAGCGTGTTGCTGGCGTCCGCTACGTCCAGTACGCCGCCATCTGCGGATGTAGTCACTGCGCCAAGCGTTGCAGATAGATCAGCAACGTCAAATACGCCGCCGGATGCCGAGGTCGTTGCCGCGCCGAGCGTTGCGTTCAATGCGCCCGTGTCGGGATGACTCGCATCCGCCGACAGAGACGTGCTGTCAAGCGTAACTGACGCACTTCCAGCAATAGCCACGGTTCCGGCAGAGGATGCGGTGACGGCTCCGAGCGTCGGCGTGGCCGTACCGACTATCGCGACAGTTCCCGCAGCGGAAGAAGTCACGCTACCGAGCGTTACGCTGGAACTGGCAGCTATGGGCAATGTCGCAGCGGCACTTAGCGTGACTGCGCCTAGTGTTGCGCTCAGGTTCCCTGTTCGCCCTCCGCTGCCGACTGAACCGTCAGCCGACAGTGTTGCCGCGCCAAGTGTCGCGTTGACCGTACCGTACCGGACGATCGGTGTTCCCCATGGCGCATAGTTCGTCGCGCCTGCGGAGCTTTCAGGATAGGTTCCCGCAGTTGACGAATCGTAGATCGTGAACCAGTTGCTGTTATCGATCGAGACTTCCGTCTTGACCGTGCTGAACACGCGCGCATCGTCATAAAAGTGCCAGCGCGTGATCGAGTAAATCTCGTAGATCGAGCCAAGGTCGATTGTCACCGTGGCAGGATTACCGTTACCTGACAGATAACTGAAACTGTTGTTAGTCACGCCATCGGTGACCAGCCCAACTGATCCTTCGAGCACCGTGAAATTCACAGTCGGCGTGCGGTTCAGCGCCAGATTCGTGCCGGAAGCGTCCTTCGCCTGGATCTCCACCCAATAGTTCGTACCGTTGACGTTCGATCCGCCAGACATCGAATCGCGAATGTACCGAACCGCGCCTGTCTTGAATGTCAGGTTTTCCGCAAGTTCAACGAATGCCGCATGGTTTGATACCGTTGCGTTTTCCGTCGTGTTGGTCGTGGTTCCGTCGTAATAGGTGGTGCAGGTATAGGCAGTTGCCATCGCCTGCGTGAACGAAGCCCAAAGTTCTACCACCACCACATCGCCATCCAGCGCCGATACAGACGAGGTGGACAGCGTGAACGTCGAAACCTGCTCCGTCGAGGCAGCGGTGGCCTCAGTGCTTGATCCGGTTATTCCTCCGCCTATCGCATCCGTCAGCGTCCCTACCTTCGCACCTGTGGACGGACGCCATACGTAGATATTCGCTGAGTTGACGAAGAAGTTCGCAGAGGTATTGCTCTCTGCGTCTGCCACGTTGATCGTCAGCGTGCCACCGCCTACCGTCTGAGATCCGGACAGCGGACGCGATACCCACATGCCGATAAAACCGTTCTGCGCAGATGTTGATGCAGATGAAGTACCGGCAATGGAGGTCTGCGCCTTGCCGGCAACAGGGTCCATCATGCGCAGCGTAGTCGCTCCCGTTGCACTCCATGTCGGTGCGGCAGAGGACTGTTCGCCGCTCGGGTACGTGCCCGACATGCCGTGCGCTACCGCATGCAGGTATAGCCGCGTGCTCACAGGTATTCCCCACTCAGCGTACAGTCAGGGAAGTTATCCTTGATCTCCGGACGAACTGGACAATCCAGCGCAGGACGATCGCCTACTGCCCCCTCCCAACATGCGCCGCATTGGATGCATGTGCCATCGATGCGCCACCGTTCTCCAGTAGCGGGAACGAGATAGATCACGGATGACTCCGTACTTGACTCGATCACCACGTTTGGATCGCAGGTAGGCGTCATGACTTACTACTCAGGAATTAGCTGCAGTCAGGGTGAAGGTATTGACTGTGACTGTTTGACCACTCGCTATTGACACGTTGTCCAACGTGAGATCGCCCCCGCCACCGGTTGCGGTAACGCTGCCCTGAATGTGGCATGTGGTTCCAGCGGAATCGTAGACGCGGAAATATCCAGCGTTCGTGCCTGCGCCTGCATTGGCATGGCCTGTTCCGGACCATGTGCCCGATTTGGCTTTCGAGCCAGACGATGCAGCAGCGAGGTAATCAGACGGCAGCGTGATCTCGCACAGCATTGTTCCGGAAGCGGCTGTAGAGGTATTGGCCGGAGCAGATCCTGAATAGAATCGCAGCAGCGGTGCGGTGCTGATCGTGGTTTCGATGGAATCAAGCTCGGCGTTGCGCACGCTGGCTGAAAACTGGATGGCCATGGATGAACTCCCTGTTCAGAAATGAAAAAGGAGCCGTATGGCTCCTGTATGCGTGGTGTGGGGTTTTTTATTCGGGTTTGGACTTGATCTTGCGAGGCTTGCTGTGCTGTTCGGCGTGATGCTCTGCTTCGTCGAAGAGGACATCGGTATCCGTCAGGTCTTCCTTGTTCTTCACGTAGTAGCCGTGCGGATTGCCTTCTGTGACAGGACATACGACCTTGACTGTTTCAATCATCTGAATCTCCAAATGAAAAAGGAGCCACCGAAGTGGCCCCTTGATTGATCAGCCGAGCAAGATGCCGATGTTCTGGCGTTTCCATGCCTTCATGCCATACACGCACTGCACGTCGAACATCGCCTTGCCGTAGCCGCGATAAGCACGAACGTCAAATACCAGACCGGACCACGGGTCTTGCACCATCAGCTCGTCAACAGCAGCGTCACCGCCCATCGGCTGCGCCAGCGGACGGATAGCAAGTTCAACCGCCGATTTGTGGAAAGCCACGTTCGCAGTGAAGTTGCCGCCAACAGTGACGGCAGTCGCCGAAGTGCCGATCGCAACACGCAAGCCAGGCTCGGCCAGCGTGACGACACCACCCGTCAAAGCCGTTGCAACGACATACTTGTTGGTATCGCCTGCAAACGTGATCACGTCGCCGGCGAGGATCGTGCCGGTGCCGGTAATCAGCGTGATCGCGGTTGCGCCAACTGCGTAGCCAGCGGTGTCAGTGGTGTAAGAAGCGCCTGTGCCTTTGGTTACCAAGCCGATGCCAGCCGATTCCTTCAGCATCAGGTTCTGCAGGTTCAGCAACTCGCCTTGGCGCAGGAGCGTCGAAGATCCGGCTTCGTTGACCTTCTGCAGTTGCGCGAGGTTGCGCATCTTCGTGCCGGCAGTGGTATTGATGATCAGGCTGGCTTGGCCATCCTTCACCGGGCAACCGTTATCCACCAGAATCTGGCGAATCTCGGCCACTTCGTTGAAGTTCGAGCCGAACGGCGTGGTGCCGGCAGTGCCGAATGCGCGGGATGCGTTCTTGCGGACTTCGTTCCACAGATCCACCTCGATCTGATTCACGATGGCGCGCATTGCCTGCGTGATCTGGTCGCCATAGATGGTTTCGAAGCCGGAACCATTGTTGACGTGCTTGATGTCTTCACCAGTCCAGGGGATTTTGACGGAGGCGGTCGTGTTGATCGTCAGCGTCTTGTTATCGACGGTCTGATCGGTGCCTTCCGGAATCGTCATCGACGGGGTGATGGTGCCGACAGTCGGCGTGCGGGTGAAGTGCGAACGAACAGTGTCGTTCAGCGCAACACGCTCGGAACCGGCGTTGACGGTTACCGAAGGAATGATGCCGACGATCTCGCGTCCGACCAGGTCGGCGGATTTGTAGATGTCGGCGGCCAGATTGGTAAGTACGTTTGCCATGATGTGGGCCTTTCAAAAAAAATGCCCGCTCATGGCGGGCTTGGGTTGCGTTTGGAAGACGACTTAATCGGTTACGATTCCACCGGCCTTCGCATGGGCCATACGGTCAGCCGGAGACATCGCGTCGAACTGCGTGCGATTGACTGACTTCTTGCCGTTTGCGTTGGTAGTGCTGGTGGTTGCCCCGCTTCCTGATGCGCCCGAGCCCTTTAGAATTTGATCTCTAAAAGGGCACGAGAGGACTAGGGCTTCAACACCTTCATCGAAGTTGGCGATCTCGCCGGGGCGAGTCGGGGAGTAAATCTTGTTGCCGGAATTGTCGTAAGGGACAATTGCGCCGTCTTCGATCTTGATGTTTTTGCCGAAATACGCTCTTGCGAGCTCTGCAGGAATGGCGAGCTTTTCTGCGATGAACTTGGAACTGGAGAAACCGCCGCCGATCATGTGGTCATTCAGTTCGGCGGTTCGTTTTTCGAGCAATGCGGACAACTCCTGCTCGCGTTGTGCGCTGGCTTTGGCTGCGGCTGCAACCTGTTCCTGCGCTGCCCTGGCTGCTGCGGCCTTGATTTCCTCGACCTTGCCTGCGGCGACGAGCTTGCCTTCATCAACGTTCTTGATGGTTTCGAGAGCCTTGATGGCGGCAGACGGATCTTCGATGCCTTCGAATGCCTTGAGCCTGCTTTCGGCTTCGGTGAAGCGTTTCTTGTAATCCGTGTTTTCGCCCGTCAGTTGCCCGATCTTCGCGAATGCTTGCGCACCGTCGAAGACGATTTCACGTCCGTCGCCATGCACGTATATCGGCTTTCCGTCCGATAGAACCGCATGACCGCTGTCATCGATTTTCAGTTTCATGGTTGGTGACCTTTCTGGTCGAGATGGTTAAGGGCTTACTGCCCGAGAAAACCCGCTTGCTTTGCTTACTGCGCTGCGTGCGGACGAAAAAAAGGCCCGCCGAAGCGAGCCTTTGATTGAATTTTGCTGATCTGTTAAACGGTTACTAGACCGTCCATTCTTGCCAATGCGATCGTTCCAGCGAAACGTATGCTCGCCCCTTTGATCACTTTCAAATGGTTATTTTCGCCATGCCACTTGAAAGCGACCAGCAAAGAATCGCCTTCCCTGCCAATCACTATTTCGTTGAACCGAGCAAATGCCTTGTCTCCCGATTTAACGAGAGGTTGATTCTTGTATCGGACGACATCTGGCGTTTCAGAACGTGACCGCATTAGTGGATCATGTTCATTTACCGCCATCTGCCTTGCTTCAAACCCGTCTATCAATACGGGACTTCCATCAACATCAATATGCGCGACACTTGTCATCACAAGGCGATTTCGCCAGTACATCCTTACCTCTGCCTTGCCGTTAGCAGGGACTAACTCAATGGCATTGTGTCTGATATAGGTATGAGATCCATCCGTTACGATGGGGCTATCCAACTCTGACAAGATCCTGTCTGTCTCTCTCGACAGTACGTCTTTAACTTCTGGCACTAACTGAAAAGGTATGTGGTTCATGGGATATGAAATGAAAAAGCCCGATGGTTAGTCGGGCTTTTGAATTTGATTTAGAGAATGATCACCTGATGACTACCCGTGATCCCAACATATAACAAGCAGCGCATATCAACTGCTTGGTTCCTCCGACTGATTTGCCGTTTCTTATCGTGACACCAATCTTTGTTTCTATGACCTCGCGGCATCCGCAGCGGGGGCATTGTGCTATCTGCTCAGGCTTATCCATCGCTTTGACGCGATCACGCACACGCTGTTTAGGCGTGTCTGCCTGCTGCGATTTAGTGATGACTCTAAGCTTTGCCATGCTCACTATTCTATGCCTGCTTTCCTAAAAGCGGCAGCATCTCGAGCGCGCAATTGCTCGAGCGTCAGCCACTTCCCCTTGTTGCTGTAGAAGTTCTCGAGATCCAGCCCGCCATCGCGCAGCAACTTGCCTCTAGTCTCGCCAAGAATGTCGTCTTGCCTTGCGGCACTCTGCTTCTTGATCCAGTCCGCATAGGTCATGTCGGCAGGGACTTGGCCGTCCATACTCGCCCTAGTTTTAATGTCAGTCTCTTCCAGATCCAAGCCGAGTTCTTTATAGCTCTTGAGTACAGGGACCGAGGTAGAGCGGCAGTTCCAGTGCAAGCGCCCCGGTCCCGCAAGCCATGGGATGCTGTGATCAATCGGCTTATGTTCATTGGTCGTGTACTCAAGATGATCCCTGATCCTGCATTGCGTAGATGTCTTATTGTCAAGCGTAGAAAGCCACATAACAGATTTCAGAATATCTGCGTTCGCCTCATAGACCTTGTCCCGCGTCACGCCTGCCATGTGGCTGATCGCCGTCTGCACCACTGCCTGCGCATGTCTGCGGTCGATCTCGATAATCCCGTCTGCGTAGCCCATCGCCCGAGTGCCGCGTATCCTCTGCACAATCTCGCTGTTCGACTGGCCTTCGACGTAGGCGATGCGGATCGCGTCACGAATGCGCGCCATGCGGTCCTCTTCGATGCTGCTCGCCCACTCCTTCAGCAACCTGCCCTGAAACGGCCTACTCATCGCCGCCGTATATGCCTGCTCTGCTGTCACTGCGGTATAGGTCACTTCGACAGGCAGCACATCCTCGAATAGTTGCTGCTGAAATCCGGTTTCGTAGTCAGCGAAGTCGCGCAATTCGCTCGAGAGTTCCTGCTCTACCTTTTCGTACGCCTGCTTGTTCAGCGAGCGGACAGACTGCAACATCGTCTCGAGCCGATCTACCGTAAAGTTATCCGGTGACACGCTCTCGAGCGCCTGCGAGATCTGCGCAAACAGGTCTGCATCTACCTTGTTCAGCACGGCGATAATGCGACGCACTACGCCATTGCTGTAGCGGTCTAGGTTGATCGCATGCGCGACCGACTCATGCGCCAGTCGTTCGTTTGCCGTTAGAGGCATTATCTGAACATCTTGCGGGTAATATCCATCACATCAGGCTCTTCGACTTGCTCCTGCTTTAGTTGAATAGCTGGAGCATCCTTTTTCGGCCAAACGGGAATTGCTTTGCATCCATTAAAAAGAAAAAACGTTGGCCATGCGTCATTAGGGAGTTTCAACTTCGGCCAATCAGTAGTAGAACCTGTGGCCCAATCCTCAAAAGTGCATTCTAAAATCACTGTTCCGTCTTCCATTTCGATTCCTTGTCTATGCTGCTGCGTTACCCTGTTTCGTATTGCCGGTCATCGTGCCGAGGGCTGGACCTTGGGCGTCAAGCCGCTCCCTCTCTTGCTCCCATGTCAACTCAGGGCGGACGATATTACGGCGCTGCAGTTCCTCGAACACGGTTTCTTGCGACAGGTTGCCGCTTGCTCCCATCTTCTGCAGGATGTCAGCAGATATCGATGCAAGCATCTCCACGCCGAAGTCTTTATGCAGAGTGACATGACCACCTGTCTTCTCGCCTACCCATTCCGCAAAAATCTGCATGGCCTGGTCGAGAGCGTCCTCCAAATCCTCGGTAGTGCGCTGCAGTGCGCAACGGCCCTGCTCATTGTCAGCCTGAGTCTGTGCTTCTGTGATGTTCGCCGGCTTGATGACCAGTAGCTCTGCTCCGGCCTGACGCATCTGGTCTTCCAGATCCAGAAGCAGATCACGCCCTGCTGATATTGCTTTGCCATCGTGCTCAACATACTTTAAATCTGCGTCGGGACTTTCCGACTTGATAGCGGAACTTGCCCCGACCGTGATAGGTGCCTCTCCTAACATCTTGGCGAACAGGATTGGTACACATCCCATGTGGACGATGTTATCCCGATCCGATTGCACCTGAAAATGTTTGACGTTG